AAATGATTTCATTTTTAGTTTGTTGTATTGTTGTTCGCTACTTTGTTTTCGTGTACTTGATGCCACGATAGCAGTAAGTGACAGTCATAAGAATCTCCTATGATGTAATCCCCGTTCCCTGATTACACGTCATGCGTCAGAGCAAAGCTCCGATGAACGGATGCTGTCGTAGTAGTCATGTTTAGTGACGTGAACGCCCTCGATAAATGCAGCCACGAGTAGCAGCATGATTGCAATTATCCAGGGCTCTGTGAAGCGTTTCACTAGTGTTTATGTGAATGCCCAGCATGTGATGCTTTAGGCTTCTTTTTAGTGGACGCCTTTTTAGGAGGACGTCCCTTAGTTGTTCCGTATGTTCCAGGTCCGTAAGGCATAATTTTTTACCATAGTATATCGTAAGCAAAGCCATCAGTCATAGCTGTCATCTGCAGTGTCTGCATGATGCCTATCAAAACTGATAGGAACCCAGCTAACATCAGGCCTATACCTAACGCTCTGAGGTTCTCCATGTTAATAAGCTAGTAACGAAAGATGAATACCTAAGCATGTGAACATACCTAGGTGTAGTAATCTTCCAATCATTGCTAGGAAGCTACAAGCTCTGAACCACAGTCAGAGTCATCAGTAGTAACACCACATAGGGTATTACAATCTGCGACCTGTGTTGCTGTTGTCTTGTTGTTATTGTAAGGGATGAACCAACGGTCACCACTAGTTTTTACTACATACCTTACTTGGATATCATTGGCCCTATCCTTTCCTTGGTACCCCATTCCCATAATTAATTCTCCTTTTTAGAATTCAAGTTTAGATCTCTCTAGTTTATCATATACATCTTGTCTATAAGCTGGATCACTTTCATATTTAGGATCACTCATGGCACGTACTACTTCTGCTTGACTACGATAGACATCACCTTTATTAGATGGTGCTTTACCTGTAAGCATCTGTCCTTCAGTACCTGAGGCATCATCGTAACGATACTTCAAAGCTTGTACAGCAAAGTAACAGGCTAGTGGATCACCTTTCTCCATTACTTTGTCATACATTTCTATTTCACCTTCTTGAAGATTCTCCTTAGCCCAACCTACCATAGTGCTGTAGTCATCTTCACCGCCAGCTACTCCTTTCAGTTTGCCAACAATGTCTTCAGACATAGGTTGTACTTGATTCTCTGCTCGGTACTTGAGATGCATCTCAGCTATCTCTTTTGGATCCATCTTATTTAATTGTTCCAGAGTTTCATCTGAGTACTCATCTTTTATAGCTTCTTCCCAAAGTTTATCTAGGAAGGCTGCTTCGACTTTTTCTTCCTTCTCCTCTGGTTCGTCTTCTGCTTTAGGCTCTTCAGTTTCTGAACTCTCTTCTTTAGGTTCGCCTAATTTCTTTTGCAGTTCTAGGTAACCTTTCTCTAGATCCTCAGCATCTTTAAACTTACCAGCTAGTAGTTCATTCTGCTGCTCTTCAAGAGCTTCTCCTACTTTAATATTCTCCTGTTCTTCAGGAGTGAATTCTCCTTCCTGCGGTTCAGCAGGATCATACGTCAGTGTAGCCATTTTGGGTGATTACTTTTAGGTTTCCAAGTCCCACGGATTTAACGGTTACAGGGGACCCCAGCTTAGGAGTCCCTACCTTATCACGTGGGGCATATTTCATTTTAGTGGGTTCGCTTATTGCAGTAGTCTTAGCTTTGGTTGAACCTTTACGTCGTGGTCTGGATGGTGTTTGTTTGTCCATAATTATCGTTGTTGTTGTGCCATCTGCATTTCAGCTTGCATCTGTTTTTGTTCAACAGCAGCCATAGCTGGTGCCTGTTCTTGTTGTTGCATAGCCATTTGTTGTTGCATCTGCTGCTGTCTCTCTCCTTGTATCTCTTGCATACTCTTCACTAGGTTGAGTACATCGATACCGGATGCTGCTGCTAGGCGTTTAATAACTTCATCAGGGTTGATGAATTGCATCATAGCTTCTGGTCCTACTGTCTGTGCAATAGTCTGCATGAACATAGTAAGACTTTCCCTATCTTGTCCACGACCTAATGCATTTATACCTGCTACGATAGTAGGCTTAACAAAATTCTTAGGGATGGTAGGGATAGTTTTATTCTTTTGAAGTACACTAAGCTTACGATCAAGGTAAGGTACTAAGAACTCAACGGTAAGTAGACTGAATAATCCACCGAGCTGTTGTTCTAGTTCCATCTGTGTCATCCGTACCTCTTCAGCAGTGGTACGTTCTGACTGTCTAACAGAAAGGATTAGGAATGCTTCAGCTAATCTCTTCTCTAACTGCATCATCATTGTCTGAGCAGTAGCGAAGTCAGCGGTCTTGCCAACTTGAATGACACCGATATCATCAGGTCTTCCCTGAACGATTGCACCGTTCCCAGCAGCGGCTAGAGTGGCTGGTTTAGTACTTGCTGATGGTGATACAGTAAAGACTACTTTAGCAGCTGCTGCAGAGCCTTCTACGAGGGCCTGAGAGAGTGCTTCAAGGGACTTAAGATCCCCAATGAATTCTTCAACACGGCCACGACCATATCCTTCACCGTCGACTACATTAAACCTTAGCGGTAACCATGGGTTTATATCAAGTGGTGCCTTGCTTTGTGATTTAGGTATGATGTAATCATATACCTCTTGATGCCAGACAACTCTATTACCAATGACTTTAACATGTGTGTAGACATCACATTCTGTATCATCCTTATTGTCGTACCCTACATCATTCTTCATGAGTTCAGGTACTAAATCTTGTACAATTTTTTTGCTGATACTTTCCTTGGTAACTATCTCAAGGATATTACCGTTACCATCTCTATCTATTACATACCTATTAAGTGGGAATAGTTTAAGACCCATCTTACCCATGAAGATGAGAGCATTACCTGCTACAACCAAGTGTTTCATTGCTTGGTGTACCTGTACTCTATCATCAGAAGCAGCAATGGATTCAAGGATAGTACGTTCAACCTTAGCAAAGGCTAGGTCTAGATCAGACTTAATCTCTGGTGCATAGTCTCCTAACTGTGATTCATCTAGCTGTAATTTAAAGAAACTAGTCTGTGGAGGTAGAAGACTAAGCATTAGCTTCGCACTTAAGGTGACTACACCCTTAGCACCAACGGATTGCCATGGTGTTTTTAAATTCCTTGCACCTGTTGTATCATCGTCATCATGTACAAGGTATGGTATAGTTAATTCAGATGCTTGCCTCGCTACATCTAAATACTCAGCACGGTCACTAGATAAAGCATCATATCTTTCTTTAGCTTGCATAGTTTATCACACGTTTAATACTTTAGATTCTGTAGCACCTTGATTACCACTTGCAATTGCTAGTGCAGATTGGAAACCTTTCCCTTGACGTCCAAACCTACTCTTTTTAGTTCCACTGCCAGCTCCCCTTTGTGCTGATGTATACCCTTGTACTCTTGTAGTACCAGGTACGAAGTGGCCACTAGGTCCGGGCATAGTAGGCTTAGGAGGTTCCTGTGGTTTGACAGCTTCTTGTGCTAGTTTTATAAGTTCTGCATTGGTATCAGTTAAGGCCTTGGTTTGTTCATCGTACCAAGACTTCTGTTTTAGACCACTGATGTGACTCTCAACTCCAGGACCTATAGTAAGTTTCTGTGCCAGAGCATAGTCTCTTAGTGCTTCCTTTTCTGCTAGTGTACCCACACTTTGGATACTACCCATACCCAGACCATAACTATCATCATAGTTTTCAAATATATGACCTCCTGGTGCTCTTGGTCTTGCACCAAGTGTTTTTCCAAGACCTATTTCAACTCCGACTGCGTATTGACCCTGTGGTCCAGGCCACCAACCTGCAGCTACTTGCTCTTTAGATTCACGATGTGCTCTATCATAAAGCTGCCATAGCTGGTGTTGACTGGCACCTTGCCGCCTTGCTTCCGTAATGTCAGCTGACCCAAGCCATGCATGCATCGGGCCATGGTCACCGTAACTCCACTTATGGAAATCCCAATTTTTTACATCAATTCCTGCCATAATTAAGTAACCTCATCAGTACTGTTTACTATTGTTTCAACTGGTCCTTTGAAAGTTTCTTTTAACCAGTTATCTAACTTATCCCACTGACTTTTATTAGGATCTTTTTGACCAGCAATCATCTTATTAATAGATGTTTCCCGAAGTTTATCCCAAGAGATACCAGTAGCATACGCTGCATTTTCATACCTCGTGCTATCAAGTTTCCATTTTTCATCTAGTAAGGTCATCTACTTTTCTTCCTCCATTCTTTTAATTAACCATTGAATTACTGACTGTTGGCCAGCGTTGTACATTATTTGTGACACTGTATCTGTCGGGATAGGTGTCGTAGGTGGGAAGACCTCCTGCAATTCAAGCAGGAGGTAGTTATCGAATTGAGGACCGTAGATGGCCTCAAGCATATTGGGGGAGATTGACATTGCTGTGTTCAAAGAAGGCAGGCATACGTGCTCGCTGTGTGTCAGAAAGCTCTGGAGCTTTACCTTCATACATTAATCGATCGCTTGTATCCAGCCAGAATTTTTTGTCCAAATATTTATCGGTAGTATTTATACCTAGAGGTTCCATAATCCAATTAATGGTGGCCTTCCTAAGCTTATCCAAACTTGGACTAGGAGATAAGCCCATATCTCTACATACAAGAGAGTTAGCGGCCACATGTATTTGTTCATCTCGTGAAATGTCTGCGGATACGGTCCTCAAAC